ACATCAACACAATTGTTAAAAACCCTGATGACACTACTACCATTCGCTTCAGGATTCCGAAATTTTTCTCATACGAGGAGCAAAGAGTAAGAGTCGACCTGAGTTATAAGGAGACTCTCGAGCTACTCAATAATTATTAAAAGCAAAAAAGCCAAGACACTCTCTGTCTCAGCTAAATTTCCAATAAGATTATTATATCACAAAGGAGACAGAGAGTGAGCAAAGCGAAAGAGCTTTTAAACGAATTGCAAAATCTTGATATGGACATTCAGAGCCGCATCGACGAAATCAACGAGCTTGAGGCAGGCTTGCTCTCAAGCCCTAAGTGGACAGACGTTAAAGTCCAAGGTGGCCAGACTAGAAAAGTTGATGACGTCTATGCTCAGCTGGTTGTAATGAAAGAGGCAATTGAGCAGGATGCCAAGGAAGTTATTAACAGGAAGCTTGAGCTTGGTAGGTTGATTAACAAGCTGACCAATCCAAAGCATAGAACGATTTTGAGGATGACTTACATCAACAAAGGCACGGCTGATAGCGTTTGTTATGACTTGAAGATAAGTCGTACAACCTATTACAGGTTGAAAAACGAGGCAGTCTCAGCCTTGGAGGAAGTTGTCTGATTTGATAAGGAGCGTATGGTACTTTTTGGAACAGCACGGCTCTAAAAATCTGCTAGAATGGTAGTATCAAATGCTGAAGCAAATGATACTTCTTTAGGGCTTAGCCTAGATAATCTGTGGCAACTCAGGAAAAGGATGTTTTAAAATCTATCAAACATCCTGCCAGCAATGGTCGATCTAAGCAATTTAATCTTAACTATTTCAGTTTTGGAATAGGTGGGCGAAGTTAAAGCAGAAAGATTCCAACGGCAAGGTGCTGAGGAAATGCAAATGTGGCAGTTTGGCTGTGAGACGAGTCTATAAGAGGAAAGAGGTATTTGGTTCGAGGTGCAACAAGAGCTTAATACCATATCTTACAAAAATTGGGCGCCTCCCAAAAGTATGTAAGGTGAGTTGATTGTCTGCAAAACAATCGATAACAAGCAGGCGCTGTGCATTTTGTTCTTCAAAAGAGAATAAAACACATGGCGATGCGTGTCTGTGATAGATAAAAGATGATTTTTATATTTTAAGCTATTCAAGATAGAAAAAACTCAAAAAGCAAAAGTCATCGCCCGTCATAAACGAAAGTGTACTTCGGCAATTAGATTGCCTGCTCAAGTCTCGCAAGGATAAGAGTAAAGTCAAAGAGTAAAGCAGCTTAGACTTTTAGCGGGGTCTTCGTTAATTGAAAAATGGCTTAGTAGTTTATGATGTAAGGAGTGATTGGTCTAACCAATCGTACATGAGTGATACAAGTAGGAATATTTGTGGACAAGATAATAAACTATAAGTTATCAAAAGTCACTCGCTTAAAGCAGTAGTCTCATGCTGGTTAATGGATATATGGTAGACGGATTAAGTCCTGTTTAGGAAATCGAGACGTCACAGGTTCGAGTCCTGTCGTTCCAATTTTTACAGAATTGGCTGTAAAAAACAAAGTCAAAGACTATATAACCCGAGAAACGCATATCTTTTAGATGTGTGTTTTTTGGTTTTGGAGGAAAAATTGAAAATCATTGACAAGCCTTTAAGTTGGTTGACTCCTTACAAGAACAATCCCAGAAATAATGAAAAAGCGGTAGAACCTGTTGCCAATTCAATTAGAGAGTTTGGCTTCAAAGTTCCGATTATAGCTGCAAAAGACGGAGAAATCATCAACGGTCATACAAGATATAAAGCTGCAAAATTTCTAGGACTTGAAACAGTACCAGTCATTATTGCCGATGACCTTTCTGAAGAACAAATAAAAGCATTTAGGCTTGCTGATAACAAAGTAGGCGAAATCGCAGAATGGGATACTGAGCTGCTCTATGCTGAACTTGAAAGTGTAGAAGGTTTGGATATGACTATGTTTGGGTTTGAGGATATTGATTACTCTTTGGATGACTTTGAGGAGTCTGAGGATCCTGAAGAAGCAAGAGAATTTTCTCAAGAGGAAGAAACAGGCATCGAACGCGGAGACATCTTCAAATTAGGGCGTCATCGTTTAATGTGTGGCGATAGTACATCAGCAGAGGACATGGCTCAACTAATCGATGGAGAAACGATTGACCTATACGTAACCGACCCACCATACAACGTGGCTTACCAAGGTGGAACCGAGGAAGCTATGACAATCATGAATGATAGCATGGACGATGTCAGCTTCAGGCAATTCCTACGAGATGCATTCGCAGTCGCAAATAACCACTTGAAACCAGGCGGAGCGTTTTATATTTGGCACGCTGATTCAGAAGGTTTAAATTTCAGAGCAGCAGTCAAAGAGACAGGTTGGTTACTAAAACAATCAATCATTTGGGTAAAGAATGCCATTGTGTTAGGTCGTCAAGATTACCAATGGAAGCATGAGCCTTGCTTGTATGGCTGGAAAGACGGAGCGAGCCACTATTTTGTAGATAATCGCTCACTAGCTACGGTCATTGAAGAGGACGAAGAAAACCTAAAAGACATGTCTAAGAGCGAGTTAATCTCTTATATCAAGACCATGCAGGATTCAACTCCGACAACAATTTTTTACGAAGACAAGCCAGTCAGAAACGACATTCACCCAACGATGAAACCTCTGAAGCTGATTGCTAGGTGTGTTTTGAACTCTAGCAAGAAGGGCGATAGAGTGCTTGATAGTTTCAACGGTGGTGGTTCTACTCTGATGGTATGTGAGAAGTCAGAACGTATCTACTACGGCATGGAGCTCGATCCACTCTACGTTGCACGAACTATTAGACGATGGGAAGAAGAAACCGGGCTCACTGCAGAAAAAGTGAGTTAAATTTTAATCGATGAGGAAGTGAGGCGATGGCTAATGAGCAAAACTTAAAGGTCCCAAGCTCGAAGGAAGCTCGAGAAAACGGAAAAAAAGGCGGAGTCGCTAGTGGAAAATCTAGAAGAAAAAAAGCGAATCTCAAAAAGGCTTTTGAGACAATCCTGCAAGCTGAAGTTGCAAGTCCGAATGTGAAGAAACAACTTGAAGAATTGGGTTTTGATTCAACTAATGAAATGGCTCTGGCTATGGTTATGATGCAGAAAGCCATGAAGGGTAATGTTCGAGCCTTTGAACAGATTAGTAAGTTGACAACGACAGATGCCAAGGACACTCTCGATAAGAAAGAGCAGAAAGAACGCATTAAGCGCCTTGAATTGGAAAATAAAAAACGAGAGCAAGAGCTTTCGGGATCCAAGTCTGATACCGGCCTTATGGAGTCCTTGCTTGAAGTAGTCAAAGGCGGTGACAAAGTTGAAGATTAAGTTTTCGAACAAACAATCTGACATCATTCGCAGGCCTTTTAATTATGAGCTAGAAGTCAACGAAGGCACCCCCCGAAGCGGTAAGACAACCGCTGGTCATTTTAGATATGCCAGATACTTGATTGAGTCACCGGACGAGAACCATCTTATCGCTGCATACAACCAAGAGCAAGCCTACCGCCTTTTTATTGACGGTGATGGTACCGGTCTAATGCACATCTTTGATGGGAATTGTAAAATTAGGCACGACGAGCACGGAGATCACCTCCTAATCGATACACCAAACGGCACTAAGCGCGTTTATTATAAGGGGGGCGGTAAAGCCAATAGCGTTGGAGCTATCACTGGTATGTCGCTTGGCTCAGTAGTCTTTTGCGAAATCAATCTGCTGAACATGGACTTTATCCAGGAAGCATTTAGGCGGACCTGGGCGGCCAAGCTCAGATATCATCTAGCCGACCTAAACCCACCAGCACCTCAGCATCCAGTGATTAAAGATGTCTTTGATGTCCAAAATACACGCTGGACCCATTGGACAATGGATGACAATCCGATTTTGTCTGAAGAACGCAAGCAATCCATCATTCAATCGCTTAAAAAAAATCCTTATCTCTACAAAAGAGACGTGCTTGGTCAACGTGTAATGCCTCAGGGCGTTATTTACGGCCTATTTGACCTTGAAAAGAACATCAAGGATAGTTTGCTAGGCGAACCCGTTGAAATGTATTTCACGGGCGATGGTGGACAGTCTGACGCCACCTCAATGGCTTGTAACATCGTTACTAAGCATAGAGAGGGCAACAAGACTTTCTTCAGACTCAATCGTGTAGCCCACTATTATCATAGCGGAGCTGAGACTGGCCAAGTCAAGGCTATGTCTACCTACGCTGTCGAGCTTCGAGCGTTCATCCAGTGGTGTGTTAGCAAGTATCAAATGCGCTATACTGATGTCTGGATTGACCCAGCCTGTAGATCCTTGCGAGAGGAATTGCACAAGTTAGGCATCCGGACAAGAGGGGCTCTAAACAACGCTCACGATGTTAGCAGCAAGGCAAAAGGTATCGAGGTAGGGATTGAGCGTGGCCAGAATATCATTTCGTCAGGTCAGTTCCTGCTTATCAATCATTCAGAAGAAGAGTATGATCACTATCACTTTTTGAAAGAGATTGGTCTTTACAGTCGTGATGATAATGGGAAGCCGATCGACAAAGACAACCACGCAATGGACGAATTTAGATATAGTGTGAACGTATTTTATAAACGTTACGCTAATTTTTAGCAATAAGGAGCCGATAAATGGGCATTATTCAATTTGTCAAAAATCTATTTAAGAGAGGACAGTACGCAATGACTACAGAAAGTCTCGCAAGTATCACAGAGCACCCTAAAATTGCGGTCACAAGCGCAGAGTATCGACGAATTAACGAAAACCTAAGATACTACCAGAGCAACATTGAGAAGATAACCTACATAAACACGGACGGCATCAAGAAGCAAAGAGAAGCGACGCATTTGCCAATTGGTCGAACTGCTGCCAAGAAGATTGCTAGTTTGGTCTTTAACGAACAGGCGACAATCAAATTGGATGACGAACAAGCAGACGCATTCATCCAAGAAACATTGAAGAATGACCGCTTTAACAAGAATTTTGAGCGATACCTTGAAAGTTGTTTAGCTCTGGGCGGTCTTGCTATGCGCCCTTATGTAGACAACGGACGAGTGCGAGTGTCATTTATTCAAGCGCCTGTCTTTCTGCCATTGCAGTCGAATACACAGGATGTCTCAAGCGCTGCTATCGTGACTAAAACGATTAAGGCTGCAGGTCAGAAGAACATCTACTACACATTGATTGAATTTCATGAGTGGGGCAAGGATGGGAAATATATCATTTCAAATGAGCTATACAGATCTGAAAGTTCTGAGCAAGTCGGAGGGCGTGTGCCTTTGGCAGAAGTCTATGAGGATCTAGAAGAACAAGTTGAACTTGACGGTCTAACAAGACCGCTTTTTTCATACCTCAAGCCTCCTGGAATGAACAACAAGGATATCAATTCACCCCTTGGTCTTTCTATCTTCGATAATGCCAAGAGCACGATTGATTTTATCAATACGACTTATGATGAGTTTAAATGGGAAGTCAAGATGGGCCAACGTCGAGTGGCCGTTCCTGAGAATCTGACAGAAACTAGAATGGTCTCTGATAATGGTGATATCAACATTGTCAAGCGCTTTGACGCTGAGCAGAATGTTTACTTACGCTTATCAAATAGCGATATGGATGGCGGAAATATCACAGACCTCACAACAGCAATCAGGGCAGATGATTACATCAAGAGCATCAACGAGGGTCTGAGTCTCTTTGAGATGCTTCTGGGTGTGTCTGCTGGGATGTTTACGTTTGACGGCCAGAGCTTGAAGACTGCGACCGAGGTCGTTTCTGAAAACTCTGATACTTACCAAATGAGAAACAGTATTGTCAGCTTGGTCGAGCAATCCTTGAAAGAGTTGATCATTTCAATCTGTGAGCTTGGCAGCCTTTACGAGCTATACGATGGTCCAATTCCTCAAATGGAGAAGATTGCAATCAATCTGGATGACGGGGTCTTTACTGACAAGAACAACGAGCTTGATTATTGGACTAAAGCTTTGGCCAGCGGCATTGTCAGCAAAGCTCACGCTATCCAGAAGGCTTTCAACATGTCAGAGGTCGAAGCTAAAAAGATGATTCAGGCAATCAACCAGGAAACGATGGATACGGCTAACAGCCAGCGAACGCAAGAGGATATTGATATCTATGGGGAGTGATTAAATGAACCGAATTTTAAGGATTTTCTCGTTAGCTCCAAACCCTGCTAAGCTCTTCATGGAAAGACCAGGAACATTGCTAGAGAGGATGCTAAATGAAAGGAAAGAAGAGACCACCGATCCAATTTAATGATGAGCAGCTGATGCTGCAAGCTAGCAATGTCGCAGACATCTATCATCAGTTAGCCTTGGACTTGTTTGATAACGTGGTCGAACGTGTGACTGAACGAGGTACGGTCTATCTTGATAAGCAACCGTACATTTGGCAACTTGAGAAGATGCAACAGATGCACATGCTCAACGAGGAGAACCTGAAGCTTATCTCTGAATACTCTGGAGTTGCTGAAGAGCAACTACGTCACATCGTCGAAAATGAGGGTTTAAAGCTCTACACAGACACAAAACAACAGCTTTTAGAAGATTTAGGCCGTGGACCTGCAGGAAACAGCAATCACATTCAAGAAATTCTTGCTGATTATGCCAGTCAAGCTGTCGGAGATATCCATAATCTAATCAACACAACCTTACCTAAAGCCGTCATTGGTGCTTATCAAGGTATTGTGGAGCAATCTGTCGCCAGAGTTGTGACTGGCCTCTCTACGGCCGATAAGGCTATCTCTGATACGGTCATGAAGTGGCAAGAGAAAGGGTTTCAAGGCTTCAAAGATAGCGCTGGTCGTAACTGGAAGATAGACAATTACGCACGGATGGTTATCAAGACGACCACCTATCGAACTTTTCGGGAAATGCGAACGAGACCGGCTGAAGAGCTGGGCATTGATACTTTTTACTACTCTAAGAAAAGCTCTGCTCGTGAGATGTGCGCTCCTTTACAACATCAGATAGTAACCTACGGACCAGCTCGGACTGAAAATGGCGAGCGTATTCTGTCTTTGGAAGATTACGGATATGGTAAGCCTGGAGGCTGTCTTGGTATTCACTGTGGTCACATGTTGACGCCGTTCATCCCAGGAGCCAATTACAAGCCTGATTTGGGCGAGGACGTGGCAGAGATAACACCAGAGCAAGCGATAGAAAATGCCAATGCAGAGGCTAAGCAGAGGGCTCTAGAACGGTCTATCAGAGCGAATAAAGAAAAGCTCCACGTCGCTGAGAAATTAGGCGATAAAGAGCTGATAGACAAGTACAAGAGCAAGATAGGTACTCAAAAAGCTGCCTTAAAAGATTACCTAGATCAGCATCCATTCCTAAGGCGCGACGAGGCCAGAGAAAGACTCTTCAAGAAAAACGAAAAACCAGCAAGCGACGGACCTGCTGGTAATAAGTCTTATGTTTCTGTAAAAGAGAAATGGCTGTCAAATGTAGATCCTAGCAAAGCTAAGGTCACAGAAATGAATTTCTGGGAGCATAACGGCCAGAAGTATCAAGTCGATGGAAAGCATGTAGTGCTAGATTATTCCCAAAAAGAGAAAGAAGTAGGAGAATGGCTGTCTAAAACGTTTGGAAAACACGTCCAAATGGCGCCGCGAGTTAACTTCCCAGAAAAAATCCCGAGCTCAGACTATTTAGTTGATGGGGTGAAATTTGACCTGAAAGAGATATCGGGTTCAGGAAAAGGGACGTTTGATCAAAATACTAGAAAAGCTAAAACTCAAGCTGAAAATATAGTTTACGATGTTACTGAGTCTGCTCTGAGCGATAAAGAAATAGAGCGACAGCTTGAAGAAATATACAAATTCGGTCGTCGAGGGCTTAATATTGCGATCGTTAAAAGAGGGCATCGTTTGATTTATGCCACGAAAAAAAGGAACTGACTTAGGCGCCGGCCTAAAATAGGCCATTGGGTGCCAAACCAGTTCCTTTATTTACTTAAGTATACAACATTTTTGCAAGAAAAGCAAAAGAAGCGAGGCTATAAACTCTTGAGCGGTAGAAAAGACTGCTATAAATTACTGTAAATCACTATAAACCGTGTCGAATTCGAGGCGGTTTTTTGATTGACTTTATCCGCAGTCGGTAAAGAACGGAAGATAATACCTAATTCTAGGAGGACAGAAGAATGCCAGAAGACATTCAAACACAAACTGACCAGCCAGTTAATGCTGGAGAAACCGTTGAGTCACAAGCTCAAGAGCAACCTGTCAAGACATTCACTCAAGAAGAAGTGACCGGCCTTGTAGCTAAAGAGTCCAAGAAAGCACAAGAGAAAATCTTTAAAAGCCTAGGATTTGAAGATATCAAGAGCGCTAAGGAAGGACTTCAACAGCTCAAAGAGTGGAAGGACTCGCAAAAGAGTGAGGCTGAGAAACAGTCAGAGGCGCTTGCTACTAAAGAAAAAGAACTGGAGCAGGTTTTGTCAGATAAGAAAAATCTGGAAGCGAAGCTGTCAGCTCTGACTCTGGGAGTAAATGCTGAGTCTGTTGATGATGTCATCACTTTATCTGCTCGCTTGGTATCCGACGAGGTATCTATCGAGGATGCTATTGGTCAAGTGTTGCAGAAATATCCTCAGTTTGGTCGCACAGAGCAACCTGAGGAGAAGAAACCAACGTTTTCAGCTGGAGGAAATCCAACGGCTGGAACGAACTCAGAAGATGCCTTTTTGAAGGCTCTAGGACTAACAAATTGATAGGAGAATAATCAATGACACTTAATTACATCACTAAACACGAGGGCACGTTTGAAAAGAAATTGATGCAAGGCGCTCTCACAAGCATTTTGGAAACACCGCAGGTAAACTGGTTGGGCGCTAAGTCGTTCGAATTGCCGATAATCTCTGTAACAGGCTATAAGGCACACACACGCTCTAAAGGCTATAACGCTGGTACAGTTTCAAACGACAAAAAAGTCTACACTCTCGGTTTCGACCGTGATGTCGAGTTTTTCGTGGACAAAGCAGACGTAGATGAAACAAACCAGGAGCTTTCAGCTGC